ATTCTAAAAACAAATGGTAAAGAACCAATATCTGCTTTTTGATTGTTAACAAAGAATGGAGTTGAAACATTATCTGATTTAATCTTTTTACCGTTTTCATCATTTTGTCCAACGTCATAATACACTTCAGCACTTGAAATTAATTGTCTGATTGATAAATGTTTGAAGTAACTAATTACTTTGTTTAATGCTGATCTATCATTGGAATATTGATCTTTAAAATAGATTGTCATTTGAGGTGTTTTAATATTTTTAGTATAATGTATCAATTCTAAAATACGACTAACACCCATGTTTGCTGAACCCTTAGATGCAACACCTGCAAAGTGCTTAGTGTTAAGAGTGTTGTGTACAATAATACCCGAATCTACCATAAATGTTTGATTTCCTGGAACAGTAAAATCATAAACATATTCGGTTTGATCTGGAGTGTAAGTTTTAATATTAACTATTTCATCCCAAATAACATCAGAATTCAATGCTTGTTTAAGAATTCTTAATTCAGTTTGAATCTTACTAGCATTTTCATCTGCTTCAAAAATACTTACATACTTACTTAATGTTCTTCTACCAATTGCATCTTTTTTAGCCCATCGTCCATAAGTTCTACTTTGTCCCGGTAGTGCTAAAGTCTTTCCACATTTAGCTATGATATCTCCAAGACCATTAATCTTATCAATTTCATCAGATAAGTTATGAGCATCTTCACGAGTAGCATATTGAACAATAGCATTTAATTTTTCTCGGTGAAGTAATGATCCAATGTATTTCTCATATTCAGGACCATATCTGGCACTCATTGCTAAATTATAAATAGGTTGATCTTTAACAGTTTGAACTTTAATTGAACCAAAGATTCCAAAGTAGTTAAGTAACAAACTAATATCACTAATTAATTGTTCGCTTCTGCTACATACTCTAATTTGTTTCCTGGTTTCATCAGATTGAAAGTTCCCATCTCCATCAAAATATGCTTGGATTAAACCAGCTTTGAATTCATTAGGGGCGGTAAAGGCAAAGTCTGGAACACGTTTGACAAATGACCCAGTACCCATTGTTTCAATAATAAACTTGGCTAATGATTCATGAGTAAATGATGTTGAAGTAGATGGACCATATTCACCTTGATATTTACGAACTGATACTTGAGATTTTAATTTAGTACCAAATTCTGTAGTCTTATTAATAAAGTGATCTGAAATATTTGATATACTAATTATATTTTTATTAATACTACCTTCAGCTAAATAAGCTCCAACAAACCAACCAAATAAATGATCAAGCTGATATTCTTTGATACCAATTTTAATTTTATCTTTAATAAAAGTATTTTCAATTTGCTTAGCAACAGGAATACGCATTCCAACTTGTAAGTCAGCACCAGTAATAGGTTCAACAGTTTGATTCTTACGAATTAAGTGTGAATGTGATAATGTTGTTGTAGTCTTTCTTCCACTTTTAGTTTCTACAGTCATTAATTGACCATTTACTGGATGTCTACTAACATGTGAAATTTTATTCCAATGAGTTTTTTCTTGACCATCAACACCTATAATATAATATTCATTTGGTAAAGTTGTTAAATCAGTTTCTACACTATTAACATATCCAGTATTAATGGTTAAACTTGGATTAGATTTAATAATTTCATCACATAGTTCCCCAATTTTAACTGTTTTTAATTCGATGGTATTTAATGGTAAATTTTTTATCACAAATTTTACTTGTGTTTTTTGATGAGCCGACATCTGACTGGTGGGCTCGCCAACATTTTGTGCAGCTATGATGCCAACCATTTCACCAGGTTCAACAATGGCTTTAATAAAGCTCATTTTGATTTCTTTCATCATATCATTGAAATTTTTTCTAGTTAATCCATATTCAAAAATACATTTGACTGGAGCCAAATATTCATTCAAAGCAACTTCTAATAAAAATTTGAGATTACGATCATCTTGTTTCATGAATTTATCTGTTGGTTTTAATGATGTAATCAATCTATTATCATAATCTGATAAGAAGCTTTCAATTGCATCCATAATTTCTTGTGGTTTTAACTCTAGTGATTCCTTTTGATTGGAATAATCTTCAGTAATACGAATTAAGTTAACTGGTAATACAAATTTTTCTTCAAGTACTTTAAAATTAATTAAAGCATACGCTTGAATTTTTCTCATTTCATCTCTAAATGCTTTTAATTTTTCAATGTGTTTCTTATTAAAATCATTAAGTTCTTTGTTTGATAATTTAGTAGCTTTTTCCAATTTTTTAATTTGTTCTGGACTAAATGCTAATTTTTCAGCCAAAGTTTTGTTATCCATTCCTAATATGTTCAATTGAATCTCTGTTTGAGTTGCCTGGTTAATACCATTTTCACCATATACAGTTTGTACTATAATACCACGAGCATTTCGATTGGTACCATCGTATCTAATTGACAAGTCTTCAAGACCCTTAATTAATTGCCGTTGGATATACCCTGTGGTTGCAGTATCACGGACTTGAAGACCATTAGCTAATCCAAAATTAAATGTTGAAGGAATTGTTAAATCATAAACTTTAGGATGATCTTTTACATCAACTAATTTAATTTCAGTAATTGGATCTAATACAATATCATTTAATGAATCAAAATTTAGATGTTTAGATGACCATTTTTTATCTTTCATTTTCTTATTTCTTTTTTCTTCTAAAAGTGTTATTTTTTCAGAAAACTTTTTAGCCCATTGAGCTGAAATTCTTAATCTATGAGATGGTTTTATGTTTTCTGTACCTAAATTATTGGATTTAAGATGTATAGTATATACCTTACCAAATACTCCTATACGTGAACACAACATGTTAATACCATCAATTAATCTTTTAGAACATGAACTAGCATCAATAGAATTTTTAGTAATACATCCATCACCAGAAAAATAACCATTTAATAATCCAATAATAAAGTTTTCAGGTGCTACAAATGCTTCAGATGGAACATATTTATTTTCAGCACCTTCACCTACAAGATTTGTTAAAAATCTTTCAAGAATAGTAGAATATCCTCTAATAGTTGTTGATTGTCCTCCTATTTTGTTAATTTTATTTTCTTCTTGCCATTTAATTGAATATGAATCAAACCATTCTTTAACAAAATTTTTAATATTTTCATTTATATTTGTTATTCTTACACATCTATCTGTTATAGATCCTTCGGCTAAAAATAAGCCCAAGAAAATACCATTTGATTCATTTAATTTAAAATATTCAGGTATTTTTGCTTCCATTCTACTAGCAGCATAAGGATATACACAACCATTGCAAATATTTTCTTGATTTGATCTAATTAAACATCTTTGTAATGAAGATTTTTTAGTATATGGTAATATAAATTCTTTGTTATTATTAGATTCCCACCAACCAGAAGGAATCTTTTCACGACCTTGCATTGCTTCTTTCATTAATTGAATTGATTTATGATAATCAGAACCATATACATATTCTTTCTTAGATAAATATTTAGATACATCTATATGTGTCAATGTAATTGGTGGTTGTGTTAGTTCCATTGTTACAGGAACAAAATCCCCAATATTAATTTCAGGAGTAAGTTTTTCCTTAAATTGTTTAGTTTTAGAATTCCAAATTAATAATGATTTTGATTCTGTTACTATTACTGAACGACCACCACTAGTCTTAATTTCATATAATTGTTTACCTGGATCATGACGAGTAATTGCTGAAATTTTACCCCAAGTAACATTACCATTATAGTCAGTAGTTGGAATATAAATACCTTCATTTAAATCCATAATTTCCATATTTTGTTCTTTCATGTATTCTACTTTATCAGGATTAGAATCTAATAAACCATCAATCCACTTACCAATTGGTGTGTATAATGGTTGTCTATTTTCAATAATAACAATTGGTGTTTCCCATGTTACTGATTTGATGGCCGTATCGATTAAACCTTCACGACCAGCTGATGCATTGTAGAAGAACTCAAATCCTTTCAATCCAGACAAGAATGAGCTTTTGATAAAACCTCTGGCTTCTGGTGTATCATCATCTCTATGCCAATAGACTAATGCACGACCCTCTACTTTCTTCTTAATACGAGATCCTTCAACATTGTTTTGACCAAGTACACCAGATACTTGTGCAACATTAGTTGAATTACCTTTGGCACCAGATATAGCTGATGTCCAGAAAAAGTTAGTAGTATCATAATAAGACATTAAAATTTTACCAATATTTGCTTGAACTGAACCTAATTCTCCTGTTAAATTTGCTTCAATAGCTTCTAAAGATACTTGATCCAAATCGTTTTCATATTGAGTGATTGCATATTTTGATTCTAAAATTTTTTGGTTAATTATTTGCTGAATTTGTTGATTCATTTTATTATCTACAACTGTATCCTTAAAACCGACTGTTTGACCTCTAATTAATAAATAGTTGAGAATCAATCTTTGGGAATCATCAATGAATCTTCTGGTTTTATTAGGACCAAATTTATCCCAAATAAAATGAATGATTGAATTTTTGGCAAAACTTAATGATGCCTTATCTAAATAACCAGTAGTAAATTTTCCATCTACAATTTGGAAACTAATTTTATCACCTGATTTCTTAGTGTTGTTAATACCAGCTGGAATAATATGTGAAAAAACTTCATGACCTGTATATTCCTTATTCATTTCAATTTCAAATTTAGTATCAGATGTTGTATTACATAATATGTTAGCAACCTCCCAACCTTTGATTCTTACATTGGGTTCACATAACATATATGCTCCTGATAAAGTATCTTGTTGGCAACCAATAATTGGACTTGAATCTTTTGTTCCTACTATTTGATATTGTACGTTTGCAATACGTTTGAGCTCATTTCTGGCTTGAATTGATTGTGCAAGATGTATATTCATCTCATCACCGTCGAACATTAAGATAAAATTGTGTTTTTACATCGGTTCACATCACAATGATGTTAAACTTCAATATCACCAAATTGCTGTTTTGTGTTAGCTAACCACAATTTGGCTTGTTTAAGTTTTTCATCATCTGAATCTTTAGAGCTTAAGAAAGCTTTATTATACAAAGTACCATTTATTTTGATTTGAGCAAATAATCCATTTGCTCGTTTGTAAACATTTGGTGGTAAATCTTTGACATCTTCCGACTGTCTCAATTTACCATCAATCGCTCTTGTCTTATTGGTAAGTACTTTATTTTCTTCATATTGTTTAACATGTTCTTTGTCTTTAGGTTTATTATCACCTACATGATAATTATATCCAATTTCTTTTTCACATGTTTTATGAAGTTTTGTATAATGTGTTTCTCTTGCTTTAAGATTTTCTTTTAAACAGACTTCTAATGTTTGCACAGTAAAATTGTCTGTTCCGTGTTTTCGCATATCTTCATATAGTAATGGTATTTCATTATCACCTCTAGCTGCATTAGATTTATGTCTTCTCAATCTACCTTCTGCACCATAATAACTAGGTGGTCTTTTACCATGTTTTTCATACGAATATGCTTTACCGATGTATTTTAAATTATTGACTTTATTGGTTATCATATAAATAACTCCTGTTTTTTCTGATTCTTGCATTAGAAGAAATCATTTAGATTCATTAACCAATAATTTCAATTTTAATAAACACAAATTTATCACCAGCAAATATTTCTATTTGCCTCTATACTTTGTTGTTAAACATCCAATGGTTTTCACCAAAGTCGTATCGATATTTAACCCCGAATATAGACACCATCACTGGTGGGATTAGACTATACCTTAAGCCCTACAAATTTTCATTTGTAGAACCCACTTCCGTCTAGTCGTTGAACCTTGTGCTTCCATTTATTGGAAGCCATTGGCTGCGGATTGTCCCTGGAGGTTTTGCCTCCAATTATATACATTATTACCATTGGGCTTAAAACATATGTTTCAAGTTGCTCATCTTACGACTTGCAAAGGGCTATTAACCCTGTTCCTCTCAAATGTTACCATTAAAGAGTGGTAGTATATAACTTATTTTAGGGGGTTTCCCGCAGTTTGAAAGTGTTGCTCCGTACGATGGAACTAGGAAGTAAAAAATCTTATCGATTCTTCCTTTTGCGGACTAGACGTTTTGTTTGTCCGCATTATAAGGTTTGCAAACCGATACGTTCATTCGGAATGCATTCAGGTTGTCATTATCGATGACTTGGATCTTGTGACCCATCATGGATGGTTTATGAAGTGTAGGTTGTCGATTGAATAAAACATAATCTCCGTCAACTGAATGACGTTCGACTACATCACCAAAATTTAATTTAATTGCTTTCTTACGATATTTCAAGTCAATTTTCTGGATTTCAGATTTACCGTCGCGATAATTAACACGCAAAACAAAGTTTGCACCGGGGTATACATCTCGTCCATTTTTAACCAAACCAGTAAGAAATTTTATATTAAATGGTGTTACTTCTTCGGGAATTGTTAATTCCATAGCTATCTTTTTAGGTACCCCCACTTGATCAATATCAATGTAAGGGTCCGATGTGATAACCGTACGTGCAGAAAAGTCAACTCTTTTCGAGATAGTTTTAACCATGCACTTAAAGTGTTTAGGTTTATAAACTATTCGGACTATACCTTAAGCCCAACTATTGTTAGACCCATTGCCATCTAGTCTCTGAACCTTTTCCATGCTCTAAAATAGAGTTTAGGAACTTGGCTGCGGATTATCTAATACCAGTTTCCTGGATAGTATTAATAATTTCACTTAAGCATTTAATATTTGATTTTTATATTCAATAGCTTTATTTAATAATTCTTCTAAATTTCCTGATTTAGATTGGAAAGATTTGACAGTTTTAAGATTATCTTTTAGAATATCAACACGATATCCTATAATCAAATTTTTGTCTTTTTTGTCTTTTATATAATTGATATTTTTTGGTAGGTTACTTGACTTATTATACTTAACAGCACTATCTTCCTTATTTTCTTTAATGTTTAATATCCATTCTTTGGCTTTTGCTAAATTTTCTTCCAATGAAAATTTTTTACTAGTAAAATACTTTTGAAATATAGTACCATTTTCTCTTCTTCTTGCAAAATATCCAATATGAATATTATTATCATCCAAATAAGGTTTAATGTTAAGTTCACCATTATTAGATTGTGCTTTAGATATTTTATTTCTAATTTCTTCATCAACATTAACAACTGATCTACCACCACCTCCAAGAGATATATTATATCCAATATTATCATTAGTAGAATTAAATCTATTTATATAATATATTTCTCTTGAGTCTATAAGTTCTTCAGTTGTTTCTTCTATAAGATCAATCCTAAATTTGTCTTTGCCATATTTTCTGATAGCATTATATAATCTAGGACAATCATTATATTTTGATTTTGAAAAAGCACAAGTTAAATGATTTTTAAGTCTTCCTTCTATTCCAAAAAAATTATCTTTATAATATTCTTTTGTCTTTCCAATATAAATTTTATTATTTTCAGTATTTGTAATTTTATATACTAAAAATTTCATTATTTAGAATAATTATTAAATCTTTAAATGCTTCATACGCCAATTAAGCGAATGTTTAACTATATTTTTCAATATAGTTATAGTTTATTAATACTAATCACATATTGTGAATTAGAGTTTCCCGCAATTTGACAATGTTGCCTCATATAAAATTGTCTTAATTTAATTTTATTATGAGACTAGGTAGTTATATTTAAGATATCATTACACTGTTTTTCTTAAATGGTATTGATATCAACCATTTAAGCAGCTACCTGTTTTGAGCAAAATTTACCCATGAGATTGCTTCTAACACGACCAGCTTTACCTTTAATACGGTCACTGATTGATTTAGTAGTTCGTCCACCTGTTTTGAATTCAGTTCGTGGTAAACTAACTGATTCATTATCAAAATAAGTCGCTACATGATATTGTAGTAAGTTAAAAATGTCTTGATTATAAGTTGATAACTCGTTTGATACTGTTTCTTTTTCCATTTGTTGCCTTACACGTTTGTTTGAAGTAATAATATCAGAAATTTTTAGTGTTAATGAATCTTCCATAGTTGCAGCTGACATAAAATCAACTTTAGCAGTAGGTCTTATAATAACTGGAGGTATAGGAAACTTCTCAATAATCATATCTTCTGGACGATGCATTTTTGGATTGAATCCAAGTACATAACAATCAGTTTCAGATACATTACGTAAAATATTATAACAATCTCTTGGACTTAATGATTCTTTAATCTTTTTAATATTAGCTAGATCTTCTTTTTCATTACCTGTACCAGTATTAACATCACGTTCAATCATAATTTTAATAGACCCATTATCTTTGACTTCACGTTTGATTTTAGGTACTGGAACACCACAATGAAAACAATAATTAACATTTTTGGTCAATATTTTAATTTCTTTGTATCTAGCTTCTGCTTTTTTATTTAATGCTTTCTTAAATTGATTATCAGATTTCTCAACCAAAAGATTAGAACATTTCAAACAAATACATTGTAAAACATTCTTCAAATGATTTAAAAATCCAAAATGAAATACAGGTTCAGCTAATTCAGTATGACCAAAATGACCAGGACAATCTAGTGAATTTTCACCACATGTTGTACATGGAAGATAAATATCACATGTTCCTAATCTTAAATCCACTAAACCACCTTTCTTTGGTTCATAATTTTCATAAGATTCAGCCAAGTCGATACCAAAGGGATCACTACTAACTGCTGAGTATTGTTTAACATCTTTATTTCTAAAAACACTAAACTCTATCTTATCAATTTTCTTTACATCTTCACTGTAATATATAGGATTTATAGACATTATATTGATATATATTAGAAAAGCTTTATAACATATTTTATTATCAAATTTTTTTTATTAATAAAGAAAAATGATTGGAATTTTTTAATAAATTTCTAAATTAAAATTTCATATTGTTATAACATTTGGTTTTTGATTTAAAATAACTTCACCAACTGTCTTGGTTTTTCTAATATATTTTATTTGAATATATATAATTTTGACTTTCTTTTGATTTTTTAATTTTGAATGGGATTTGACTAAAGATCCAGCCAATAATATAACTGATTTGTTCAAATCTTTAGTATGAACAATACAATGACCGGAAGAATGGTCTTCAAGATGAAACCACCAATAATCACTATCAATTTCATTGGCTTCATCAATTAATTTAAAATTTTCTTGAGCATTTCTACCAAGTTTGTAAATGATATCGTCGTTAATAATATTTAACATTAATTTAAATAGATATAAAGTTTGAAAAAAAAAATTCAATTTTTAATAATTGAGTAAAAATTAAAATATTAAATTCTTTATTTTGTTAATGTTAGATAAATTAACAAAAGATTTCATTTCTAAATTAGTAATTGAAATTAATAAAGAAGAAAATAAAACTAAACTAGAACAAGAAGTAATCAATCCAATATTTACCAATTTTGCAAATAGAATTTATCCATATGTATCTTTACTATTTATTATGTATTCATTAAATTTAATTTTAGTCATAGTAGTTTTAGTATTAATTATTTTGTTTAATAGAAAATAAATTTTATAAATTATAAAAAAATATCTAATATGTTATATAAATGAAAAATTCATTATTTTCAACTAAAGATATCGTCAAATATATAGTTGTAGCCGGTTTAGTTTATACTATTTTAAAAATGATTCCATCTATACAAATGAGTAATAAAGATTTAATTTTAGTTTTAGCAATAATTACTATTGGTTTTATTATGATTGATTGCACAATGTTTAGAAATCCTAAACAAAAAAGAAAAGAAGGTTTTGCACAAGCTGCTAAAGAAGAAGATCCATTTGCTTTAGATCTTAATATTGATATTGAAGCTTTATTGAAAAAGAAGATGGAAATGCAAATGGCAAAAGCTAAAACAGCAAAACCAAAAGCAGTAACTTCTAAATCAGAAGCATCTACTCCTAAATCAGGAGCATCTACTCCTAAATCAGGAGCATCTACTCCCAAATCAGGAGCACCTACTCCTAAATCAGGAGCATCTACTCCCAAATCAGAAGCACCTACTCCTAAATCAGAAGCACCTACTCCTAAATCAGAAGCACCTACTCCTAAATCAGAAGCATCTACTCCCAAATCAGAAGCATCTACTCCTAAATTAGAAGCTACAGCATCTAAATCAAGAGAACGTAAATCAGAATCAGCTTCTCTAAAATCTAGAGAACATAAATCCAAATCGGAAATGAAGGAAAGAAAACGTAAAGATAAATCATATAAAGTTGGTTGTGCTATGGAAGTTGATAAAGTAAAGAAAGATCTTGAAAATCAAATTAATAAATTAAAAGTTCAATTAAGTAGTAGAATGATTACAAATACTAATGGAAAAATTGCAGCTAAATATTTTGAATCATTATTAAATGAACTTAATGATAAAGGTGTTTTGGATGCAAGAGATGTTGAAAATATTCAACTTAAGATGAGATCTAAACTATTAACAGTTGAAGAAGTTATTAGTTCATTAGAATTATTAAAGAAAGAAGGAAAATCTAAAGTACGTAGTGTAGATGGAAAAGTTAAAGATGATAGAGTTTATAACGAATTACCTTCCGATTTTTATTCACCTCTTGGTGATAAAATTTCAAATCAATGGGATAATGACTATACAATCTTAAATACTAATAAATGGCAAGTTCCAATGCCTAGACCTCCTGTATGCATTAATACAGCACCTTGTAAAGTATGTCCTTCTGATTCATCAAATTATCCAGTTAATTTAAAACAATGGGATGACTCTAGATATGTCACACAATCAAGAATTAATAAAAAATGGTCAGATGATCAAGCAAGAGCTTAAATTTTTATTCTAGAATATATATATGAATAAAAATTTAATATTTATTATTTTACTTATTTATGTAATTATACTTGTTTTTAAAAATTCATATAAAGAAGAATTCAGACCAATTATTCATAATAATCGTAAAAAGAAAAATTTACCACCTGGTAATTGGTCAGATTCTTGTCAACTATTAGATTTTAGATATCCTTTGATTTGGGCTGAATGTAAGAATAAAAAAGGTATTTATAAAATGGCTTCAAAAGATTTATCAAGATGTTTATCAAAAAATTTATCAAATATTGACGGAGAATTACATTGTGATAATAATTGATTTTTTATTTTTCATAATATAATACTTTATGATAAATTTCTGATGAATACTTACAATTTCTAAATTTAACACAATGCCATATTTTAGATAATCTATTTGCTTCTTTCCATTCTACATCTTTATTTTCTAGTTTTTTGATATAATCTAATTTAGCATTAAATTGTGAATTAGACTCAGACAAATATCTAAGTACTTGAACAGGTTTATTCTTATAATTTATTTCAATATAATTATTTTCCATTATTATTTAAAATTGATATTAACAAGATATAAAAACAATTTTTTATATATTATTAATGAATGATTTAAAACAACTTAATACATTAATTAGTCAGGTTTATAGCCTTTCAAAAA